CTTTAAAAAGTTATTTAAATTCTTATAAACCTGCCAGTGTGGCTCACACTGCCTGCGGGTGCTACCCGCCCCGTCGTGCTACGACTGACGTTTTACATCTGTAAAGAGAATAGGAAGCTCCACAATCATATTCTTATCACCCTGCTTCATTCCCTTTTTCACTTCGGTAAATTCCACATTCTTGAGAATGTCAGTAACAATTTGTCCGCCGTCAAGCGGTACATAAGCAATCACCAAATCAAAGCTAAGGTTTAGAATATCGTTATTAGGAGCATCGCGAGTCATCGCTTCAAGCTCGCTTTGCCAGATGCTTACTTTCCCCTCATAGCTACGGTTGCCTGCCACCACTCCGTGAGGCTTGCACCCGCGCCCATAAAGCAAGTCTTTTTCTCGCTTTTCAGTGTACTCTACCTCTGTAACCCCCACGAGTATACGCCCGCCAAAGGCTACAGAAATATCACACCACGCATATTGTTTGCTATTAAATGTTGCCATAATATTAATTTGTTGTTGTCGTAAAGCCGATATTTACCTCTATAAAATCAGCATAGCCCACAGGTAATAGCTTGATACCTATCACCACTTTGCCCGTTTGTAGCACGCGTTGTGCGGGGTCTATGTCAATCTTCACTGCCGAGAGTTCCCCTTGTGATACCATTTGGCTCTGCAGGGTACTCTCTAACTTAGTTTGCCAACCTTTGATAATCGCAGGGTGAATACTGCCGTCTTCAGAGAGCAATACCTCATCGCTAAGCTCTTCTACCAATACCCCATAACTCAACAGCATAGCCTTGTCCATTACAAGTCCGTTGCTCAAAGTCTTAAAGTCGTCAGTAGGCTTGGTAAGGGTATTATCTCCCGAAAAGTAGTAGCCCGAACGACCAACAAAAGTGCGAAAGAAAATATAACCTTTGTCGTCTAAGGCGTCCCACTGGTCGGCTTTGCTGTCAATGGTAGTACCGTCAGTAAAATAGGCAACCAAAGGTAATACGCTACCGTCTTTCACGCGGTGAATTTTGCGCTGTACGGGTATAGAAGTGATTTTACCCAGAAATAGCCCGATAGAGGCTTCTTTTTCCTTATCATCGTTACCGAGAAAACAAGCTACTTTGTTGAGTTCATTCTCTGAGAAGTTCGTAAGGTCTGCTACTTTGCCATTCCAACTGTTGCCCGACACGACTACTCTAAACGGCATATACTTCTTTTCAAAATGCTCGGCAAGGGCTTGCCCTTTGGCAACTGCCGTTTGCACATCAGCGTCTAAGCCTGCGGTAATGGTTTCACTACCCGTTGCCTTTTTTACTACCCCAAGCACCCTAATAGCACCTTTGGCATCAGCAATAAGGGTAGGGGCAAAAGTGCCGTCTTTGTCCAGCATAGCCGTCATAGTAGTAGCGTCCGATACAAGCATTACCCACAGAGGTGTACCCGTAGGAGCTTGGTCGTAAAATGCTTTAATGTGCTTATAGGCAAAAGCATTTTCAGCTTCTGATATGCCCAAAGCCACCGCTTCTTTTAGCGAAAATACTTGGTACGACTTGCCTAACTCTACTTTTCCACTCACCGTTACTCCCGTTGCGATGAGCCCTGTAGTCTTTTGTATAGCCGTAGTTCTGCCTAAGCCGTCTTTGGCAATGTTAAATAATACTTTAGGTAATGCCATTATTTTTTAGGTTTAAAAGGTTTGTTTTTAGCCACTTCTGCAGGCTCTTCAGTTGCTTCAGTAGGTACTTCAGCCTCTAAGTTGTCGGACAACTCCGAGCTTTCTGAGGTCTCAGAAGCCTCCACATTCTCTAAGTTTTCCAAGCCTACCATTTCTTTCTCCTCACGGGTGAAAGTATCCACCTGCTTATCTTCTAAGGTTTCTGCGTGGTTTTGCGCGTCTTTCTTTTGTAAAAATAGAAAGCCATCGGAGGTAGCAAAGAGGTATTTCACCTCTTTGTTCTCCTCAAAATATTGTTCTGCTTTTTCTTTCATCTTCATTAGCTTTTAAAGTACTACAATATAGCCCCTAAGAATTTAGGCGTTTTGGCACGAATTACCCCTACCAAAGCGCGCTGTGCGAATGATAACGCGTCGGCTTGTAACCCCGCATCGCGTAGGGTAGCGTACATCTTCACATCGCCAAAGCAACGGAACACTTCATTAGTTACCCACATAAATGAAGCGCGTTTGTCTGTACTTGCTTTCACAGCACCAAAAGGTTTTTTCTCCTTGGTAGTGCCGTCGTAGAGTGGGTTCTGACTGTACTGGAATACTTTAATTCCATACATTTGTTTTTCATTCATAATGTCCTTATACAGGCGTTTGTCTTCTTTGCGAATGCGAGCAAAGTGCTCAGGAGTAAAGCAAATATTTACACCTTCCACTATGTCTTTTTCTTCCATAAACTGCTTAAGGTCTATGATAGCATCTATCACCGAGTCGTTGCTGGCAAGAGTAAGCACTTTATTCCATTCGTTGTCCTTTTGCGGAGCCCACGCCCAAGCCGCGCGTTTGCCTAAGTTCTTAGCCAATGATACGCGGTGGCGTTGTATCACACTGGAGCGTTTGTCGTAAGACAGCTCTACCTCCTGCAACTCGCGGTGTAAGGTTTGCTCTGTTGAGTAGGTTTTAAGCACTACTTCATTGGCTATATCGTCAATAGTAGCCACAGGCAATGCCGAACTGGAAGAGGCAAAATAGTCTTCGTGCACTCCAGGTTCTACCCCCGCTTCAGCAAGGTGTAACTTGTTATTCTCTACATATTGCGACAAGTCCACGCTCTGATAAACAAACGAGTCGTTAGGGATAGGGTTTTCTTTAATACCTGCTACCCATACTTCAGTTTGCAAGCCTTCCATAGCAATACCTCTGAACAAGTCAGGGGCTATGTACTGGGCTACAGTAGAAGTAGCCACAATAGCCGTAGCTACTACAGGTACAGAAGCACCCAAAGCGGGAGCTATAAAAAGGGAGGCAACAAATGCCAAAAACACATTAATACTTAATGCTTTTAATGATAATTTCATACTGATTTAAATTTGTTTTAAAGGGTTATTAAATTACTTTCCAGTGTAGCGTACCCCATTGGCGTACTCCTTAGCCAAGCGTGCGTACTCATCGGGTTCTTTGTCTCTGAGGAGACGGAGCTTTTCGGGGTTTTTCTTTTGCAAGTAGTCAAAAGTCTCTTCGGCACCACTTGTAGGCTTAGCTCCTGCTCCCAACACTACCTCACGCACTGTGTTGGTCTTTCCCTGTTGTGCGTTCTCGGCTTCTTTGTCAGCTACGAGCTTAGAGAGTACCGCTTTTTGTCCGTCAAAATCAGCTTCAAACTGTTTTAGCTGACTTTCTTTCAAGGCTTCGGGGATAAGCCCCAACGCAACAGCTTTATCTACCAAAGTAGTAGCTTCGGCGGTGTGGCTTTCTTTTATCGCCTTTTTCAAGGTTACCACTTCGGCTTCTGCTTTCTCTTTATCGGTTTTGAGGTTATGTAGGGTACTTAGTACTACCTCTTCTTTTACATTATCGCCCAAACCTAACGCAAGGGCTATCACTTTAATGTCCATATTATTTGATGTATTAGTTACTATTTTCTTGAGCTGAAACGGTTTGCCGTCTTTAGAGAGTTTCAGCGCATTGTCGTTACCGCCTATATCTACAATAGATATTTCCACCAGCTTACAAGCGGTAACCGTTTCATACACCTGCCCCTCCAATATATATTGAGGCTCGGTAGATACCGATTTTATCTCGGCAAACATCGAAGCCATACGTATATAGCCACGCTCCACCTTGCCCGCTATCTTCTTAGCAAACTCGTCTTGCTCGTCAAACTCCACCTCGGCAATAAGAGTAGTTCCCTCCTTGTAGAGTCTCGTGCAACGCCCGATAACTTCACTGCCTTTGTTGCTATAGCCGTCTCTTTGGTGCATAAAGAGCACAACGGGGTTGCGCATATATTGAGTGTAGTCAATGCCGTCAGTAAGCACACGATAGCCGTAAGAATTTACATTTTCGGTATTGATGATAAATTGGTGTTTCATTAGCAAAAGGGTATTAGTTTGAATCGTTTTCTGGTGCAAAATTCATAAGGTTTTAGCACGTATAAAAATTGGTAACCAAACCTTGTACTGATTTCACCCAAACTTTGTACTGATTTTGCCCAAACTTTGGGCGGTAATTTCGTTAGCTATTCTATATGTATGAACTTTGCACTGAATAAACAAGATGATACGTTATGGAATTCGATATAAAGGAACTCACTGCAAGGGCTTTTCTGGACTATGTAGGACCCGCATTCCCCTCGTGGTGGGCTAACAATAAAACCAAATTTGTACTGCCGAGCCTCTCCAATATCAGCGAGGCGCGCAGTAACGGAAGTCAGTACTTTATGACGCTAAAAGTAGCCGATAAGGTAGGCGAACAAACGCTCTTTCCTAATGAGCCTTTGGTGAGTTTTTCGCTTACCAAAACAATCGTTGAGACGGCAACGGTAGGCAAACACCGCAAAGGAAAGGTAAAAGAGTACATCGCCACAGAAGACTGGCAGATTACCATTAAGGGGCTTTGTATAGACACCACTAACCCCGATTTGTACCCTACGGCACAGGTGCAGAGCCTCAATAGGCTATTTGAAAAGAATGAAAGTTTGGAAGTCGTAGGTAATAAACTCTTTACCCTCTTTGATATTCGGAACATAGTACTGAAAGATATTAGCTTCGAGGCTATGGAGGGTAAGGAAGGTATACAGAAGTACACCATTAAAGCCGTATCGGATATGGACTTCTATGCTGAATTGGATGAGAAAAGAACCCAACTTAATAAGATATACTAATGTTTGTATTACAAGCAACTATCAAAATAGGGGATTACACCTTCAAGGCTGTACATAGTGTGAAAATCACCAAATCGGTAGACGAGTTAGCCGACACCTGTACTATTGAACTTCCTACCCACTTTAAAGTAGCCAAAGGAGGTGATAGACTCTATACGGAAAAGGCTATCAAAGCGGGCGATAAGGTGAGCGTTACCCTCGCTTATGAGGGTGTGTATAGTGGGGTAGAGTTTGAGGGCTATGTAAAAAAAATAAAGCCTAATATTCCTGTAAGCATAGAATGTGAAGACGCTATGTATTTGCTTAGACGTAAGAATATCAATAAGTCGTGGCAAAAAACAACCCTTAGAGAAGTGTTGCAGGAAGTAGTGAAAGATACACCTATTGCTTTGGCGGATAATATTCCACAAATGCAATTAGACCAATGGCTTATACGCAATGCTAATGGCACGCAGGTATTGGAGAAACTCAAAGAGGAATTTCGGATAAGCGTATTTATCAACGATGAGGGCAAGCTATACGCAGGGCTTTCAGAGCTTACCAATATAGGACAAACAGCCTTTTACGACCTTAACCGCAATATTGTAGCCAACGACTTGGAATATCGCACCAAGGACGAACGCAAATTGAAAGTACGTTATACCTATATCGACAAAAATAACAAAAAGAAAACAGTAGAAGAGGGTGATGCTGAAGGAGAGCTAAGAACCTTTCATACTTCTGTAGTGAGTGATGAGGCAAAGCTACGGGCTATGGCAAAGGCGGAGATTGAAAAGCTAAAGTATGACGGCTTTGACGGTACGCTCACGAGCTTCTTAGTACCTTATGCTACGCGGGGTATGCAGGCACATATAGTAGACAATGAACTCAAAGAGATAGACGAGCGTTATTTTATCAAAAAGGTAGAGACTACCTTTGGACGTAATGGGGCACGCCGACAAGTAACCATAGGGGCAAGATTATGAGTATAGACAGAGCATTAGCAGAAGGACTCAGAGCGATTGGCAAACGCAAAACTCCTACCTTAGCCGTAGAGGTGCTCTCGGTAGACAAAAAGCAGGGCACGTGTGTGGTAAAAGATGAGGAACTGGAATATACAGTGCGATTGGCTTCGGTGATTAATGAAAATGCCGAGCGTTTTTACCTATTCCCAAAAATAGGAAGTAGTGTGCTGATATCCTCAATTGGAGAGGACGAGAACCGCTACCACGTAGTGGGGTATAGCGAAATTGAGAGTGTGAGCTTGCAGATAGATGAGCTACAGCTAAAGGTAGATAAAGCAGGCTTTCACTTGCAACGCGGTGAAGTAGATTTTAAAAGCCTTTTAAATGAACTTTTAAACGAACTTAAATCGGCAGTAATTCAAACCCCTGCAGGACCTGGCAACTTTGCACCTAACAACGTGGCAAAGTTTGAAGAGATTAATAATAAGATAAACGAATTATTACAATAAGATATGGCACGACTTACAGCAGTAGAGGCAGATTATAAAAAATCACAAGCTAAGGAACTTTTTTCAAAAGGCTTTAGCATTGCCAATATATCGGAGATTATCGGTATAGGAGTAAAAACAATGGGTAAATGGCGTGAGGAGGGAAAATGGGACGATGAGAAAGAATTGCAAACGCTCAAGCCCTCTAATATTCGCAAACTCACCCTTAAATGTGCACAAGCCATTGAACGGGGCGAACCTTTGCCCTATAAGGCTGATGATATTACTAAGATTGTAGCTGCGTTCGACCGCATTACAGACCACAATAAGATAGCGGTGTACACTATGGAAAGCCTTGACGGCTTTACTAACTTTATCTTAGAGCGGGCAGGACAAAGCACCGGAAAGAAACGAGAGACGTATATGGATACTATTAAGAATATACGCCCTTACTTTGATATGTACATAACCGATTTATTACAGCGAGGAGATGACTAAAACAGAACTCAAAGAAGCTAAAGAACGTTATTTTGCCAAGTCAAAAATGATTAGGGAGCTTACTTACGAGGCTATCCAAAAGGAGACTACAGACGAGCAGGAAGCACGTATCAAAAGGCTTTTAAAGCCCGAAAACTATGGGGAGTTTTTCGACTACTATTTCGGGCTTGACAGTGGCTTGCCGTTGGGCGATGCCAAAACACCTAAGTTTCATATTGACGACTATATAAGGCTTTACAAGGACCCATATATACGACAATTCAGAAAGAAGTTCAGAGGAGCGGGTAAGTCCATACAGTCCAATGTAGGTAACATCTGCCACCTCAAACAAAATAACCTCACTTTCTTTCCTATCCTTATAGGAGCGAACGAGGGCTTGGCTAAAATACTGCTATCCGACCTGCAAGCGCATTTGGAGAACAACCAGAAGTTCATTAAAGACTTTGGTACACAACTCTCCTACGGTGATTGGTCGGACGGAGATTTCCAAACCACTGACGACAAGCATTTCAAAGCCTTAGGACTTAACCAACCTTTCAGGGGCTTGCGCTTTGGTATGTATCGCCCCGACCTCGCTATTTTGGACGATATAGAGGACATAGACCGCGCCAAACGCCCCGATATGATAGAGAAGTACGGCAAAAAAATTACAGGAGACCTCGTAAAAGCGTTTCACCGCAAGCGAGGTAGGCTTATCATCAATAACAATTACATCGTCAAGGACGGTATATTGGACTACCTCTACGACAAATGGAAAGGCAGTCCGCACCTGCACGACTCGGTTACCAACCTCGCCACCGTGAACATTACCCGCGAGAACTATATGGACGTGGAGTGGGAGCCCTCTTGGAAAGAACGCGACACCAAAGAGGATATTATTCGCATTCTATTAAGCGATGATTATTACACTTCCCAACGAGAGGACTTCAACAACCCTATTGAGGAGGGCAAGCTATTTAAGGCTAAAGATATTGCCTTAGTACGTGTGGCGGGTAATGAGGCTTGGGACGGCTTGCTTGACCATTGGGACTTGTCCTATACCGCTACAGGCGACTACAAAGCAGGGGTACTCATTGGGGTAAAAGGTATTAAGCTCTACGTGTTAGAGGTGTTTTGTCAGCGTTGCGAGCTGAACTCGGCTATGGAAGTACGCGCCCAGTGGGTAAAGAAGTACCTTAAAAAAGGCTACAACACTATGGGCTTCTTTGACGCTACTATGGCGCAGAAAGCCGTCTACACCCCTATCATTATGCAATCAGCAGAGGACAACGCTTGCCCTAATATCCCTATCGGCTTACACCAGGAGGGCGACAAGCACAACCGTATTTCGGCGGGTATTACCAATGCGCTTTTTCGCAAAATATTGTACTGGGACGAGAGTCTTCCCAAACGCTCAGAGAAAGACTATAATGCTTTTATCAAGCAGGTGCTTTCCTTTGAAAAAGGGACTACCTCACACGATGACGCCCCCGATACCTTAGAGCGTGCCATTACCCTTGCCCAACAGTATTTTGGCTATTCCGAAAACCCTTTACAAAGCGGGCGCCCTTTCATAGCAAAACATAAAAGACGAACAATATAACTTTTCACTTAGAAGATGACGCCAAGAAAAGAACTATTTGTAAAAGTAAAACAAGCCCTTGCCACCATTGAGGGCATTGAGCTGATAGACCTACAACGTGGGCAGTTTGATAACCCCGAAAACGGCTACCCCGAAATATGGACAGCTGCACTCATTCAAGTAATGCCTATTGCCTACGAGACGATGACACAGCACGTGCAAGAAGGCGAGTGTGAGTTTCATATAGACTTCTATTGTAAAGACGGCTGGACAGACCAGCACTTAGGCACTTCTGATGCCGAAGAGGGGCTTATGGAGTTGGATATATTGGACAAAATCACCGATACCATACAATTCCTGCAAGGCGAGCAGTTCAAGCCTGTACAACAGGTGCGAGAGGAAGAATTGCGCCTAAGTGATGATGGCATTATGAGCTATCGTATTACCTTCACCACTCGCATTTATAGGCGAACTCCGTATCCTTATGCTAACAAACGATTGCAAATCGCAAATAATTAATCATTAACAATTAATCATTA